TGAATATGCAGTAGGTGTTAAGACTATACTTGCTTTATTGTTTAAGTCTTTTAAGGTCGCATCTGTGCCATCTGAGTTCTCGTAATAGTCAGAGTGGTTGTATAGCTTATTGGTCGCTGCGTGATCATAGTACACATCGCCAAAGTCCTCTGCTTTACTTTCGCCCCAATTGCTTCTGTGATATATTTCGTTTGGCATCTAAAAACTTTTTTAATTTTATTATGTTCTTATCTTTTATTTTGTATCTCAAAGCACCCATCCGTTAAACAATGAATCATTATCAGGATATACATCAGAGTCAGAGTTGCTATTGTATTCAGGGAATAAATTACTATTGAAATTCATATACTCCACAAACCTACGAGTGTAATACTCTGCTGTGTTTCTCGCTTTTTGTACTAAGTAGTCAACCTCTGATCTACTCGCACTCTCAGCGTTTTCAGATGTATGTTTAAATACGCCACCATTCTTTATTTGATAAGCAGCGTAAGGGATGTAATTAACCTGCGCCCACCATATAAGCATGGGTTGAACGTAATCGTTTACAAGGTTAAGATAATCCCCTGATAGCGTACCTGCGATGATATCTGCACTAATCTTATTGTATAGGTCTGTACCTAAATAGTTCTGCACCTCAATCTCCTGTGCTATACGAATAAATTGAATAAACTTGTCGCTGTCGGTATTACCATCAATAATACTGTTCTTAACTAAGTCCGTTCTTGATATAAATAGTGCTGTTGCCATTATCCTTTATAATTTGGGTGGTGTCCGTTATTTGGCATATCCTTTGGTGCTTTCTCTGCATCCTTATATCCTCGTGGTGTAGGTGCATAAGACTTAGGTATCTTGTTTACTTCATCGTAGTTTTGGATTACCTTTTTCATAGTCTTAGATTTAAGTCTGTATAAGACCTCTTCCCATCTATGCCCACAGTTTACTCCACCTTTAAATCTAAATAGATCATACGCTTTGCCTTGATGCCCAAAAGACTTATTTACACCTGCGTTACTTGCTTTGTCAATGTCCTCTACACGATATACAACCCCCCTGTTACTTCTGCTCATCATAATACGACAGAATTGTCTTGATTTGCCTGAGCTGTACTTTTCAGAGTATCGGTATCTTACTTTATATAAGGATTTGTCTAAGTAGCTAAACCCACTCTTTTTTGAGTCTATTGATTTTTTTTCTAACTGCTCTTCCTTTGAGTCAATGTGCTTAACAGCCCAATCTTCTATACTTTCGTTATCATCGCTTTTTTCTCTTGCGTCAACTGCTTCCCATCGGTTTGAGATTGTTTCGCCCCTTAGTTCGTCAAGTATAATATCAAACTCTTCATCAGTCAAGTCCTCTTTGCTCATCTTTACCCCTGTTTCCTCTTCTCGTGTTTCAGAGTCCTCTACATTGTCAAGGTCAGTAAACTCTAAGGGTTGTAAGGTCTTAAAGTATAGATTAAGTGAGATGTTATTATATGCAAGGATTTGGTCAAAGCTCTCAATAAGTAATCTTTGGAATGGACGTATTACAGTGTTATCCATAAGGACAGTAGCTGTTTTAAGCTCGTCTGCGTTATTTCCAAGCCCTGTATTGTCTTTAATTCCTAAAAGCATAGGAGATACTACCCTGTGTGAAACAAGTATCTTACGTGAGCTCTCATCGCTTAGGAATTGGTATTGATTATGTGCATCAGAAAGTTGAATAGGTTGTATGTCAGCAGCAGTTTCAGCGTTATCGTTAAATGCTAAGATAAACTTACCTGCATTGCTACTACCACTAAACTTCTCATAGATACGTCTTTCAATTAGTTCTCTTTGCTCAGGATCGGGCGTTCCGTTGTTAAAGTTGATAAGCATTGATGGTGCTAAGCCATTCATTATATTGTTTAAGTGGTAATTGCTTATCTCTTCCTCTAACTCTGCATATTGCGTACCCCCTTGATAGTCAACAGGCGAATAGTATTTAAATCCTGCTCTATAAGGTTTTATGTACATAATCTCTAAGCCCTCTTTAGAAGTTCCAAAAGCAGGTATACGTTTAAGCTCATCGCTTTTTTTGTACTTAGCCCAATCGTAGTGATAAAAGTATGCTTCTATTTCGCCTTTATCATTACACTTCTCAGCTCGTAATGTTTCAACAGGGATATGCTCAAGTTTTACAATCTTACTTCTATCCTTAGAGTAGATAACTTGCAAAGCACATTGCCCCATAAGTTTTAAATCATACACTACCTTACGAATACAGTCAGCATTAAACAAAGACACCATCTGTGCGTATTGGTCAGGTTTTCTGTTGCTGTCGGTAGCATCTAAACCTTTTCCATATATCATCTCACTTATAGCAGTAACACAAGCGTTGTTTGTTGGGCTACCATTGTAAAGGTCGATAAGGTGTTGATAGTAGTTGTTATCATCGCCATACGATACAAACTCTTGACTCCGTACTTCTTTTACAGTAGGGCTTGTGTAGGTGCTTAAATTAACTATCCTTAAATCGTTTTTCATAATATAATGTAATCGTTATCGTAGGTTGTATCGCTTGTGTACTCCCCATCGTTTACTGAGTAATAATTATTCGTATCTTGGTCGATAGTCTGATCTGTGCAAAATACTTTATCTTTAAATATAACGCTTGAACCCTCTTTGATTGTTAAATCATAAAACCTACCCTCAGTCAAATCAAGTGCTTGGCTTAACACTAAATAGTTCTTATTGGTTGTTGTACTTACGCTATATGTAACCTCTGCATTTGTAGAATCATCACGAAGTACCATACTTACATTAGTAGCATAATTTCGTGGTATAACCTTGATTGTTTGAGCATCGGTTGATGTAGTAAGGTGTATCATACCTATATATCGTAAAGTTTCTGAATTTTGTATATAAAAAAGGGGGCTTTTACACCCCCTGTCTATAACTAAACCAAACTTAATGAAAAAAACTCTTTGCTAATATACAAAAAATTATGGAGTTGGGTTTATTGGCGATGATGAATCATCAGTTGGTAATGTCGCTACAAAGAATGGTGGTGCTGTTTCTTGAGCAGTAAGGGTAAGTGTAAATCCACTTAAATCTCCCATAGCTGCACCTGTAACAACTGTACCCCCTGTAACTTCTGAACCATGATCTTTACCTACCAAAAAGCCATTGCCATTATAATCTTCAACAACGATTTGGGGGCGACCATGCGATAAGAGCTTGATCTGCTCTTGAGTAGCTACATCTAAAAACGTAAATGTAACATTAAGGGTTGACTCATAAAAAGTAGTGCCATTTTCTCTCGACGAGTTAATAGCAGTTTCTAATGATGAATTACCCTTGATTTCATATTTGTAAAAAGATACGCTATCATCTAAAGTGATTGTACCTGAGCTGTCAGTTAAGGCAGCTGTGGTAGTTGTGTATGGGGCAAAGTAAATGTTTTTCAGCCCACCTACACCACTCTTACATGGTAACGCTCTTCCGTTTGATACTGAACAAGGCATAATTTTTTTGTTTTAATAAAAAAGGGTAGGTAGGCACTCGGCTTACCCACCCCTTTTAAGTTAGAGAATTATTGATTACGAATAAAGAACGATATCGCCACCAATACCATGTTGCACACCTGCTGTGTAGCGCATAACTACACGAACATTTTGTGAACCATCAAGGTCAGCCATATCAATTACTTTAACTTCGTTTCTATCATCTAATAGTCCTGTACCAAAGTACAAGTTAGACTTCTGAGCAGCTACTGCTGTGTTATCAGCAAGACCTTTAGCTACAAAAAGATTGATACCATCAAAAGATAGTTCTCCACCCCCGTACCATTGAGTTCCTTTGTTATCAGAACCTGCTGCACCGATAGTAGCAACAAATCCACCCAAAGCTCTAATGTAAGCACGAGCGATGTTAGATGAAACGTAGATAGTAAGGTCATCTTTTCCGTAAACAGCAGATGGAATCGCATCAACGATTTTTCCAAGCTCTGTAATTACGTTTGTAGATGTAACTGTACCTGCGGTTACGTCATTAACGTCTGAGTCAGCAGTCAATAGAGTTTCAAAGCCATCAAAGTTACCTTCTCCTGCACTACCACTCCATATTGAAGTTTCAGTTGCGGCAGCAACCTCAGCAGCTACACGACCGATAACGTAGTCAGAAAACAATGGTGGCAACTCATCAAAAGCAGAGAATCCCATTTGGGCTGCCTCCCAATCCGAGTGCAGCTCTTTTCGGCAAAGACTCAAATTTATTTGTAATTCGGTGGGTGTCAGTACTTTCTCAGTTAGAGTTAGTGTTGATGTAGTAGAGTCAAAGTCGCAATCAGCAGAACGCACAAGATTTGCGAACGCACCTACTTTCATAGCAGCTTTGTACTTTACATTTGGTAAAATTGTGATAGCACCTTTGTCAAGTGTATCAGCACTTAATAAAGCAGCTCCGAGGTATTTTCCTGCAAATTCCCCTGCATAGCTACTTCCTGTAATAGTTGGATTTGGCATTTTCTAAATATTTAGTTGTTGATTAATTTTTGCATTACTCGGTCAATCGTTCCTTGCTTTCTGTTTTGTGCAAATTTTAGATTGACTTGTTTTTTAGGTTCAGGGTTATGAGTGATCGCTTCGGTAGCGGGTGTTTCAGATAGTTCTGCTTTCACTTGTTCTTCTACTTCACTCATCTCCTCTTTGTTTTCAATCATTGTTTTGATTTCCTCAACCAATGACTTTACTTCTGCTAACTCTTCTTTAGTTGCATACTTAGCTTCCACTTCCTCTTCAAGTTGCTCTTCAACTTCCTCAGATGCTTCTACTTCCTCTTCTTCCTCTTGGCTTTCAGATTTGATTTCGCCAATAAGACCTTCCTCAGAAACAACAAGAATTTTACCATCTTCCATTGTATATTCGCCAACGGGTACGGCTACTTTCTCGTCATCTGTAAGTATAAAGATTTCATTACCTGCTTCAAACGCTTCCGCTTCAAGGACAGTTCCGTTATCGAGTTTCGCTTGTGCTAACTCTACTACTTGGGATTGCTCGATATTTTCTACGATATCAGCAGTATCTTCCCCAAGATAGGTTTTAATTTTACTTAAGATTTCTGTCGCTTTCATAATTATATATAGTATTTAAAATTTATTTTGCATTTTTAGATTCTAACAATCTGTTTAATGAGGTTGACTTTTTTTTGTATTTGTTTTATCCTCTCATCACAGCCACTGCTAAATTCTTTAGCTTCTGCTGCCAATTTATCCACACCAAGCTCTTTAGCTTTTTGAAAAGCATCATCAAATTTTGATTTTAAAGTTTTATATTGTGGAATTTTTTTCTCGTACTTAGATTCAAAAGATAGTAAGTCGCTATCTAAACCAAGAAATTGCAACTTAGCAAACTCCTTTTTTAAATCATCTACTAAAGAAAGCTCAACAAATTCGGCAGATAACTCTTGTTTCTCGATAGAAACGATTTTTTTCATTATTTTTTTATTCATTGTTTTTAATTTTAAATTTTAAACTTTTCCTATCCCTTGCGCTCTATGGCTGCCATCACAACAGCTTATAGAGTATGTGTTATCCTCACACAAACATCCTCGTCTTGAACCTTTAGGGCTTGTTTTTGATGGTGTCTTAAATGATTTATGTATCCTTCGCCTTTTCATCCTTGACCTCTGTATTTTTTCTTATATAGCTTTGAACCCTTAATACTGCTCATTTTAGTTTTAGCGTGTACACCTTTTCTGCGTACCTTTGGTTTTAATACTTTTATGTAGTCTATTCTTTTAGGCATTATATTGATGCAAGTATTTTGTCAATAGATTTTATATTTTCATCTACTTGGCTTTCATATTTTTGCAACTCTTTAACAATATTAAGTGCGCCTAATTCAATCGCACTTTTTTTAGTTTTAGCAAGTTTTTTAAGCAGCTCCTTGTTATCTCTTAAAGACGTTTCTAAAGGTCTTTTGGCAGCTTCAATCATATCAATACCTTTCATTGCACCCTTGTTTGCTTGTGCCATCTCTGCCCTAATATCATCAACTAAAGCTAATTCTACTTTCTCTTGATTGCTAAATAGCATTTTACTTATACTTTTTTCGCTCATAATTTTTTATTTAATAGGGATACAATTAGGTACTTTTTTTCCGTTTTTCATTTTCATACCATATTGGACGTATCCTGCTTGGCATGGTTTTTTAAGGTTGTGCTGTTCGCAAGGCATATACCATACTTTGCCCTCGTATTCGTGTTCGTGGTAACTCTCACAACCTATATCTTTTGCTGCTGCTATTGCTAACTCTTTTGTAGCAAACGCAAGTCTATCATCTATAATAGCCATCTCATCGTTTAGAACTTGAGAAGCTAAGTCTAACTCCCCTAATTCTTTTAACTTGCTTTCAGCCCATCGCTTACCTGCTTTACCACCCCATAGAAGATATGAGATAGTGCCACACGCCTTAGTGTCGCTTTCATCGTAGTACTCCTCAGCTCTGCTAAGATATGAGTACATACGTTTAATTGTTTCTTTTGAGATGGGTTTACCTTGTGCAAGTTGTTGCGCTCGTATCTTACCTACATCAGTAGCGCATTTGTTGTTTACTTTTTCGTTAAGTTCAATACCACGCTTTGCGTTATTCTTTACACCACTTGGATAATCAGAGTAGGATTCTAATTCCTCTTTTTGCCCATCTTTGTATCTACCATCTTGCTTAACAACCCTACGAATGTATTTAAGCATATCCTGTGCTTCGTCCTCATCAAAGTCATTGATAGGTTCTTTAGGACGTTCCATCTTGTCAGCGAAATACCCCTCGATCGAGAATCCCTTAATTTTTTTTGTGCGCACATACGATTCCCATATCTCTTCGTTGTTGACTTTTACAGCCCCCATCCAAGTTCCCACAGGTACATTTAGTCCGTACTTTCTGCTTTTGTCGTGTGTTTCGTCCTCTACTATCCAACTCTCTACAAGTGTTAATCCGTTAATGCTATGTTGATGTTCTAATGTTGCTTTATTCTGATTGCCATTCTGTAAGTATAATTGCGATGCCTTTAATACAGTATCTCTTGAAAAGTAAATATAATATTCCTCTTCGCCTTTACGTCTGTATATAGGTTTGTTTGGAATAAGTAAAGCACCAAGTAGGATACGCTTCTCAGTTGATATTTCTGCAAGTTTTATCTCTTCGTTTTTTAGAGCAATAAAATCCTCTTCGATTGCAGGGTTCTCCACGACAGATATCGCTTCAATCCCTGTGATTTCTTGGTCATCTAAAATAAGCTCTACGATTCGCATAACTATATATCGTTTAAAATTTGGTTTTTGTATTTTATCCTAATGATGCGCCCTTTACTATATTTCTGTCTAATTCCTGTGCTGTGCTTACATCGTTTGATACTACAAATGCTTTGACAGGTTGCTGTGATTGTCCACCTATCGCTTCTGCTAATTGGTTTGTATCAGATGCGCCTACAATATTAAACGCAGGGGGTAATGGTTCGGCAGCAGGTCTGCCCCCTGTTGAGGTTGGCGCAGTTGTATCGCCCCCTGATGTTGACTCAGGGTTTGTTTTTAATATATTCTTAACTGACTTAAAACCGATTGCAGCAGTTGTTGCTATGTTTGCTAATTTAAGAGCAAAGCCAAAAGGTGTTACTGTTTTTGTTGCAAGTTCAGCGGTAATACCTTGATATGTGTTTATTAGTGCTGCTGCTGCGGCTGCAGCTTTTCCTACCTTTGTGTTTTCGCCTACTGCTTTAGATATATTGCCAAGTGTTTTTTTAGCCATCTCGAGTTTTGCGTTTTCAACTTCTTGGTCAAGTTTTTTAACATTATTATTGTAGTCGGTTTGTAAAGCTAACAGTCTTTCGTTTTTTTCAGCTTCATCTGTTATCTCACGCTCAATAAGAAGTTTCTTTGCATCGTAGTCTTGTTTTAACTCTAAGCGTTCTATCTCACGATCAGTCTTACCAATAAGGGCTAATTCATTTTGTAGGTCTGTTTGTTCTCTAAGTAGGGCATTTGTGTTTGTTTGTTGCTCACTTCTAAACCCTGTAATTTGTGCTTCAATACCTGCCTGTTCGTTAAGGGCTTCCTGATAAGCTATTTGTAAATCTACATTACCTTTGTTTTTAGCTAACTCTGCTTCTGCTTGTTTGACTCTTGCATCAGCGTTTGCCATCATTGTTTTTTCCTGCTCATCAAGTAGTTTGCCTAAATCATTGTTAGCTTTTATTCTATCCTCAAAACTTTTGCTTTCATCATCCCTTATTTGTCTTAGTTGCTCTGCTTGTCTATCGTACTTTTCAATTAATCCCTGATTAGCTGTTTCAGCAAGTCGTGCAGATTTCTCTAATTCTACATTGGCTGTCGCTGCCTTGACAGTTTCTTTAACATATTTAGTAGTTGCTTTTACTGCCTTTGTTACACCATTAGCTACCTTATCAAAAGTACCCTCTACACCTGTGTAAATTTCAATATATTCCTTACCTGCATTTTTCACATCGTCCAATGCACCTGCAAAATCTCTTGCAAATAATTTCTTAACAGCACTTGCTAAAAACCCTAAGGTGTCTAAGAAGCTCATAAACCTTTCTTGTATATTTCTTTTAAAAGCATCAGCAAAATCAAGTAAAGATTGTTTAGGGTTTTCAAAAATTGATTTGAAGAAATTAACTACACCGCTTGTGTTATTTAAAATAAAGTTTACAAAGTCATTAAAAGCGATAGATACAACCTCAAATGATGTGTTAAAAAAGTCTGCTGCTTTTTGGTTCTGCTGAAAAATCTCTGTTAGCTTTGCAAACGCTGCAATAGCAAGACCGATGCCTGCTGCTTTAAGTGCATTGCCAATACCCTTAATTCCTTTAGAAACACCCTTTGTAGCATCCCCTACATCCTTAAAACCATCTTCTGTTGACTTAGTGAGATTTTGGATTTCGCCTTTTACGTCCTTAATCTCTTTTATTGCCTTGTCGGTTTTAGCTTCTAACTCTACTTGGATTTTTTTAGCCATTCCATATCGTTTTTAAATTGTTTAAATGCCTGTCTAAAGTTCTTAGGCAGGTAATTATGCCCTTTAGCTATTCGGATGTTTTCCGAGCCATCTTTTACATAGGGTAGTAACTCTAAGATATTTTGTATCATAATTCGTTTAATAGTTCTATGTTTGATTCGCCTGTCGCTAAGTTCGTTTCTATGCTGTTGATCT